AACGGAGGAGAAGCGACGACTGGGGAGGAATCCAGCGTCAGGCGGATACTACCACGCCTTAGCGGATGCGCCAAACCCGGAGCCCTGTGAGGTTTTTCTCCACGACCTCCTCCATCAACAGCTCGTACCCATACCCGGCTGCAGCTGCCAGAAGTTGTTTACGCAGTTGTTGAGAGATGCCAAGCGGTACCGGGACGAAGAAGGATGCCCCGATCAGCAGCTTCTCCCAATCAATCTGGATCGGCAGTCCCAGCACTTGCACGTTTGTCTGCATTTCCTACGAAGTCCTCGTCGATGTTGGCAAACACGATCACCCGCTCATTGGCTGATATATGGGTGCCTTTACCCAGCCGCTTGCGAGTCACCTCCCGGAACTTACCCTCCCGCGTGAAATACGAGATAACGGAATCATACGACACCTGCCTGTGGGCACAATAAGCCCGAAACTTAGGCAGGCTGACGCACAGCTCTTTGGTGTCCGGCTCATAGCGAATCAACAGCTTCCCTCGCGGCTCCCGGATGGGTGCGTCCAGCATGTTGCCCAGCGTGGGGTTGCCTTTGATGATCAGCGTGTCGTTGACATGGTTCGACAGGAACAGCCCCAGCACCTCGTCCAGCGGCACCGTTTCATTTGCGGTCCTCTCTTTCAGCTCGGTCAGGCGATTGACCACCCACTGGTACAACCGCTTCATGTCGGCGGACGTCAGGTTCATGACCCCGCACTCCATTACATAGATGCCCGCCGTGAGGATGGCGGCGCTGATGGCTGACTGATATTGCTCGCGCTGTTGCAACCCAGCTGCTGCATCGAGCTTCAGCTGCACCTTGCGGAACGTGTCGTGAATCGTATCGGTCTTGGGGAGCAGGTGCTGGATATATAGCTCGCCAGCAACTCCATAGTTGTCCATCATGGGTAGAAAGATGTTGTCTGACTCAGCTTTGCTGATCTTGATAGGCAGCATGACCTCGAACTCCAGCATCCTACGCAGCTCACCGTCCGGGTCTTCTTTGAGCAGCCGCAGCTTGTCGGCCAGCGCCGCGTTGCCGGTAACCACGTTAATGTTGTTCCACGTAGACTTGTTGACCCGCTCCACGTTGGAGGATGACTTCATCCGGTTGCGTGCTCTGCCGTGCAGTGCGTCATAGATAAACGCGGAGATGTTCTCCGGCAGCTCGTTGGTGATCTCGTCGGTAGTGGCGGAGATGTTATTCAACACACCCACCCGGTTCAGCCTCGACAACACTGTGTCCCGCAGGATCAGGCAGGTGTCCTTGGGGTGGCCGAAGATACTGTTGATCATCCACAGCAGGGTCGTCTTACCGGTGCCGCCCTTGTCCGAGTAGAGACTGATCACACCGCCCTGTGTCTTGGTGAAGGGCATCAAGGGTGAGGCGAACCCGGACAGCAGGGTGAACAGCTGCAGCTCCATGCCGGGTTGGTTGTAGAAATTGGCGATCTTCTGCCAGCCCTCCAGCGTGCCCGCCTTCTGATACTTCGCCGCGATCTCCACCGTGGTAATGGTCGGGGGGCTGTAGCGAATCTCGTCGTCCCGTATCTCCCGGTCACCAACGATGAAGGATTGATTGTTGTCCGCCCAGCCGAACTGCACGCGACCCAGCTTGGACTGACTCGACTTCTGATACGTGTTTACCCAGTAGTTTGAATACGCCATAAGTTTGTCCAGTTGTGAACCCTGCGGGCACATGCCCACCGTTGCAATAGCGTCGCGGAACCGATCTTTAGCCAGCATGTCCGACAGCGGCACGCAGAACTCTTTCACTCCGTCCTGCGGGAAGTGAACCCGGAACAGCCCCGTGGCCCCGTTATGGGGGTCTGAAATCTGCGCCACCAAGTAGAAGTCGTGGGGGTAGATCAGGGTGTCTTCTTCATGCGTTGCCCCGGTCTTCTTGTCCTCCACCTTCTCCCGAACGTATACGCCGCCATTCTTGCCCCGGAAGAACGGGAAGGGGTAAGCCGGTATCTCATACACCACAGGCTCGGCGGACTCCGGCAGCACCACCTCGACCGTGCGATCTTCCTGCGTGGCTTCAAGCACCCGCCCCGCACCCAGCGTAATCGGGGAGCTGATCTTCCCAAGATGCGGACAGCCCTCGCACAATGTGGGATCAATCTTCTGGAACGACGCGCAGGTGTAGGGCCCCTTGGTCGCGCTGGCTTTGCGCTCGGTCTCGTCCGGGTCGTAGTCCGGATGCTGCTTCGATGCCACATGTATAGCTTTGTCCCGGTCATGGCAGTGCTGGGCGACCGACAGGACGGCCCGCCAGAGGGGCTCCGGGATACTGGACTGATTACCCACGGCGTGCATGATCTGGTTGCAGCCATCGCCCGCCACGCTGCGCTGAAGGATGTCCTTGAAGTAGGAAGGCCGGTTGGCCAACAGGGCCTTGGTCACCTCGTCCATCGGGCGCTTGGCGGCGGACACCTCGAACTCAGACACCCCCAGCAGCTGCCGTAAATCATCAAACGGGGTGGCTACCCCTACCTTAACAATCTCCACCGCTAACGGGTTGGCCTTGTCCTTGACGTTGAATGATCCCGGCACCCGCAGCACCCGCACGGCGTCAGCCGTAACGGCAGGGTCAGCCTTGAACCCTTTGATGGCGCACATCTGCTTCAGCTTCTCGGCTACCGGCTTCCACTGCAGCCGGGTGACTGCTTCCGTGAACGGCCAATACGCATGGATGCCGCGTCCTGAATCCACCACCCACGGCGTAGGCAACCGCATGTCCTTGGTGAACTCGCGCAGGGCGGCTACGGCTTCAGCCTGTGAAGTGTATTTCTTGCCTTCCTCGTCCACACCGCAGTCCAAGTCCACAAACAGGGACCGGATCAGCTTCATGTTGTCCGTGGTGCGGGTGCTGGCGGTATTGAACGTCGCCAACGCGTAGAATGTGTTTTGCTGCTTTTTGATCAGCTCGTCGCAGCGAGCCTCAAGCTCTGATACCGTATCGTGAAACGTCTGGGCGACACGCTTCTCGTCAATAGCAACTACGACGTAGACCCCCTCTGCTGGCAGGATCGCCTGCAGGAATTCTGTTCTTGTGTGCATGGGTGACCCATCCAAAGAAAAAATGGGGGTAGGCGTCCCTACCCCCGAAACAACCTACGCTTAGTCGTCCCACTCGTCGAGCAGGGCTTTAGCGTCTTTCTTTGGTGCGGGGGGTGCAGCCTTGGTCGTGCGCTTGGTCGGCGCTTCCTCGGCGGGCGGTGTTGCGGCTCCGGGTTCAGCCTCACCTTCGGGCTCAACCTCCGGCTCTGCGGCTTTCTTCGGGGCGGGCTTGTCGTTACTGCGGAACTCTTCATCCCGCTTCTCGATCTGCTTCACCCCATCCTGCTGGGACACCGTGAACGTGACGGCCTGTTTGGCAGCGGCGGACTGACCTGCCGCCTCGCACTGCTTGAACTCGGCCTCGGTCAACGCCCGGGCTGCTTTGAACGTCAGCTTCGGGGTCGCCGCATTGGTATCGAACCGCGCCTCAGTCACCACCGCCGTCACCGGCACGTTGAAGCCAGCCAGAAACTTCACATACGCGTTGAGCGGGAGCTTGCCACCCTCGCCATTGCCGAAGATCGACGCAGCGGGCAGCGACAGCTGGAACACGTCACCCTCCAGATCATTCTCCAGCACCACAGCCACACGCTGGCTGAAGCGGCACGCACGGGAGTCACCCTGACCGGAGCCCTTGATGTTCTGCGGGCAGGCGGCACAGGTTTTGGCTTGGGGATCGGTGACACTGGAGTCGGGGGTATCACCGTTAGCCGACCAGCACACCGGTGCTGCTGCCTTCTCCGCGTCCGGATCGTAGGTGCCCGCATAGTATGTGCGACCGACCTTGGGTGCTGCGTTGACGATGATGAAGTTCATCGCCCGATCTTCGTTCACCGCGATCTCTTTACCGCCGGACATCAGCCGCCACACGCCGCCCTTGATCGAGATACGTTTGGCCAGTGAACCGCCACCCATGAGGCTCTTGGTGACGTCATCCATCTCGCGGTTCTTCAGATAGGACGGGAGTTGATTGCCATCTTTGAACAGCGTCATTTCGTTTGCCATGCTTGCTTCTCCTTGGTTAATTACTTGCTGCGCCGAACTGAAATATCGTAAAAGCTATCCGAATTGAGACCCGGGATTTTGATGTCCGGGTTGTCCTTCAAGAATGCTTTCATGTTGCCCTGACTGATCCGGCGTTCCATCAAGTCAAGAACATCGTGCTCCTTGCAGAAAGAGTGCATGGAACCCCAATCGTTCGACCAGTAGCGGGTCTTCACGGTGCGGGTGGCCGTGCCAAATTCTGTTTTGAGACTCTCTGCACCAACTGACTTACAGCGATCCAACAGCTCGTGCTTGATTGTCTCCTGCTGCTCCTTCAGTGCGCCATCTTCTTCCTCATACTTGCGGGACAGTGCTTCGCGGGCATCGCGGATTTTGACGTATACCCTAACGAGTTTGTCTGCTCCGAGTTCCTCACTCATTTTGCATCTCCTCTTTGTAAAGACTAACTAACTAACTCCTCAAACACCAACACCAAACCTTTACATGACTTACTACGGCCATGTAGATGTGCGCTCAAATTCACCTTACTAACCCCAAGTGCTGCGGCGGCTTCTTTTATAGAGTCATATCGTTGCCCTGTCGCTTTTATAACAACAGCTTTCATCTTGCGAGCGCCGATATGTTTTCTGTGCACCTCTGAAAATACACGACCCCTTAGTGCCTCGCGCTGCCGTGCCTTTGTCTCCTCCGATCTGGGCTTCCGCATCTTTGCGATGGACTCCAGAGTATGTCGTCGGCCAAGCATGGGGGCCTCAACACTGGCGATGTTATACACAACCTTTTTAAACAAACTAACCCACTCAATTTCCCGCATTGTCAGGTCATCTGAATGGCAGTATTCGACGGGCTCAAAAATAAACGCGGCTTCACCGTACTTGTTCCACGCATTCTGTAAGTGCTGGTTGTGGTGCCGGTTACCCCGCAAACGGCTCTTATGATCGCCAAAGCGTCTAGGTATGTTCCGCGCCTGCCCTATATACACACTGGGTGACATGCGGCATCTGATGGCATATATACCGGTGATCATTCTAACAACTCCCTGTATAGCTGCATAAGACTGTGTTGGACATCGTGTTTATCATTCAACATTTTATATAACCGGCGCTCAACAGAACTACCCTGCAGGTTTATAACCGTGCAAGCATTACGCTGACCGGCTCGGTGTACTCGCGCATTTGCTTGTGCGTACGTCTCATACGATGTGATCGGGCTCCACCAAACAACTGTGTTCGCGGCGTGCAGGGTTACACCATGTGATGCGGCTTGCGGTTGAATCACCAACACACGCGGTTCCGGCGTGGTTTGAAACTTGTTGAATATTGCTGTTCGCTTCCCCGGTGACACACTGCCATCAATGACATCCACGGTGTACTTGGATGCTTTTAGTTCTTGTGCGATGGCGTAGATACTGTGCCGGTAGGGGGCAAATACTAGGACTTTGTGGCTTGACTCGTCAATGACTTCCTTCAGCACATTCATGCGATCTTTGCAGTCGAAGTCCACAATCTCTTTGCTGTCTGCATATACTGCACCGCAACTAATCTGGAGTAGTTTGGTCAACTTTGCCGCTGCATTGACCGCGCTGATCTCTTCTCCCGCCGCAACCATCAACATCTCCGTCCGCATCTGCTGGTAGAACTTCTCCTGCTGCTTGGACAGCGGCACATCACGCGTCACATAGGTCATGTCCGGCAGGTCGAGGCACTCCTCCTTGGTGAACCGGATCGCTGGCTGCAGTACTTGGTGTACGGTCTCGACAGCGTTGGGCTTGGGCACCCACTTGAACTGCGTGATCTTGTTCATCACCATGTCCTTGAACGCCCCCTTGAACTTGGGTACACCCTGCGGGTTCACAATCTTGGCCAACCCATACGCGTCCTCGGGAGACTGCGCTGCCGGTGTGCCAGTAAGCATCCACACCCAAGTATCCGGGCGCAGCAGCTTGGCGAAGGTCTTCCACCTGTCCGTAGATGGGTTCTTCAGAGCGTTGGCCTCGTCCACTACAATCAGGTCGAACGTGCCGTCCGCGATAATCTCGTCGGCAACAATCTCCAAGCCGTCGTAGTTCATGATGGCGAACTCGGCCTCTTGCTGGATCAGCTCCCGGCGCTTACGGGCATTGCGGTGGTACGCGACCACCACGTTACGGTGCATGGCGCACTGGAACAGATCAGCCTGCCACGCCGACTGCATAATCGACAGCGGGCACAGCACCAACGCCCGCCGCACGAAGCCCAGCTTCATCAGGTAGTCCGCAGCCCATATAACGCTGGCCGTCTTGCCGGTGCCTTGCTCGTTGAAGCAAAAGGCTCTCCGGTGCATCGTCATGAATGACGCGGTGGTGCGCTGATGGTCGAACGGCTTATACAGCCCGGGCCACTGATAGTCCTTGTTAATGGGCGACGGCACGTTCTTGATACCCAGATTGCGCAACACCTGCGCTTCCTCCAGCCCCCACCGCACCAGCACCTCGTTGTCTCCGATGACCGCGCTCTTGGGGATCACGGATGTGATGCGGTTGGGGTTCCTCACGCGCAGTTTAAGCGCTTTGTTTTCAACAATTTCCACGGCTTCTCCAAAAGCGTTTCAGAGCAAAGTGCTTGTCCGCACGTTGCTCGGTGTTGTGATGCGTATTCTGTCCCCGTCTATCCGGGGTGTCAACCATACTAATGGGGGCGCAAGGCCCCCGTACTACAACATCTTGACTACTTCTTCGGCACGTTCTTTTTGACCGTGTGGTCGCTGTTCCGGCTGAAGCTACGGTTCTTGCTTGGTGCCCGCAGCCGCAGATTGGATGCGGAGTTAGACCCGCCTTTGCTCAGGGGGACAACGTGGTCGATGTCCTTGCCCTTGCGGTCAACACCCTTCTTGTCCATCTCCCGCCGCGCACGCTGGCGGTCCATGCGGTTCTCGTGTTCGCCGCGCTTCTTCTGCATGGCGTACTCGTGTTTATATGGCCGGGGGGATTTGGTGTAGGGCATAGTGGTCTCCTAACGAATTCGTTCTTTCAAGCAATCGACAATCAGCCCCTGAAACGACGAACTGTATCGTCCCGTGCGCAGCAGGGAGTTCAATATAATCTGATCAATATCATACGAGCGGGCTTGCAATGCAGCGATAACACGCTCGTTAATCTTCTCCTCCAGCAACAGTGCTGCGTTTGCGGCATCATTCTCGTCCTGTGTCATGCGTTCTCCTATCGTCTTCCGTTATGCGGGCAGGTCATCACCGGGCACCAATTTTTGCAAGTGAAGTTCTGCTTCGCGTTCCATATGTTTTTCTCATAAGCGGTCTCCATCCGGTTGGTCTCGGGGAGCCACTTGTTCCACATCTCCATCTCCTTCTCCCGCTCGTACTTGGCCTTGATGAAGTTGGTGTGGATAACAAACAACAGGCCAGCCCTCACCACCTTCACCTGCGGGAACTTCTTGAACACAGCCAGCGACAGTATCTCCAGCTGCTTGGTGTCGGCGTATTTGTCTTTGCCGGTCTTGTAGTCCAGCACGCGTGCCTCGTCGCCGTTAATCACCAGCAAGTCAGCGATACCCCGCCACCATACATCATCTGCGAAGAACTCACAGGGCTCCAAGTCACGCGTCAGGCCCAGCTTGTACTCGCAGTACTTCTCACCCGGCAACGCCTTCAACTTCTCAAGACTCTCCCGCATGAATTCAAACCCCGGCGACAGGTCCACGCCGTCGCGTATGTACTCTTCAGCAGCTTTGTGCAGCTCCAACCCATACCGCATCTGCTCGGACTGAGGCTCCACAATGTCCTTGAGAACCCGCAGATGGTGATACTTCTTCGGGCACTGCTGGAATAAAGACAGGCTGCTGTATGACCATTTCATAAAGTACTCGTGTGGTTGGGATGTGCCTGAGATTCTACTACCATTAGCAATCCGCCAGCGTTTTGCCAAATCCACCCTCGGCTGCAAGCGGCAGGTTCGGGGCCCACGACGGGGGCACACACAGGTCTTTTATCAGCTGCTCCTGCACTGCCTCGGCCATCAGCTCCGGGGCAACCATGTAGTCGGCATCGTGAATGGTCAAAGCTGTCCGGATGTAGGGCATCGACTTCTGTGCTCTGAGCATCCCATCCCCAATCACGCAGCGGGCCAACGCCTGAATCGAACCCTGAAACACCTTGGCCCCGTAGACGTGCTCCCAGCCGAACCGGGTTTTGTATTTCCACCCACCTGCTGATGCCAGTTGCAGCTCGGGAAACTGCATATACAACCCACATGGCAGGAACAACCCCTGCTGACCGTGAACCTGAATGGGCCCGAAGTCCATATACCGGTCGTCCCGTATCGCCCGCAGCACAGCTTCACCCTTGTCCCACGCTTGGGTCACGCCGAAATACTGACTGCGGTACAGCGCCACGATGCGTGTCGCCTCACTCTCTCCGATGTCCACGCGGGACCCCGTCATGATAGCCGCCCGCAGCTTGGCCGCACCGACACCGTAGATCAGACTCAGCTGGGATGTTTTACCAATGAAGCGTTGATCCTTGTTCACGTCGGCGTAGGGCACCCCGAACACCAGCGAGGCGAAGTCTTTATACAGGTCGAGTCCATTGCGTAGCTGGTCGAGCTTGTTGAGCATCCCCCCGAACCACAGGCCAACCCGCAGCTCGATGTTGGACAGGTCAACACCCACTATGGCGTGCCCCGCCGGGGCCCGGATCGCCTCCTTGATGACCGACGTGCGCGGCAGGTTCTGCATGTTGATGCCACCACCCGCACCTGACCAACGCTTGGTCTTGGCCCCGCAATACTTCAGTGGCACCGGCAGCTTGCCCCGCTTGGCGATCTCCACCAGACTCTCGGTGCGGGACTCCTCGATGGTTGACTTGACTCCCAGCCGCGCCGCCACCAACGTCTGCACCCGCACGTCGGGGTGCTCCAACAGGGCCTTGAACTCTTCGTCGGTCTTGGCGAAGGCGTAGGTCTGCTTGCCGGTTGTGGGGCTCACCTTAGTAGGCGGCACAACACCACAGGTCGTCAGCAGCTCCGCAAACTGCGCGTTCGACATCAACGCCTTGCGGTCCAACCCCACCGACTCCAGCAACGCCTGCTTCTTCGCACGCAGCTTGGCCAGATGATTCTCCAGCAGAGGCAGGTCCAACTCAAACACGGGCTCCGTGAACATCCGCAGCGTCATGTCGATCAACTTCAACTCGGCCTTGGGGAACTCATTCGCCAGCATAAGCTGGAACAGCAGGTAACACAGGTTGACGTCATTGATGCAGTACTCGGCGTAGCGTGCCAGCTCGTCGGGTGTGAAGTCTGCGCGGCGTTTGCCCAACGCGTTGATCACCTCAGTGCCCTTCTTGCCCAGATCATACCGCTCGGCCAATGCAGCCAGTGACACACTACCCGCGCCGCTACCCACCGCGTTGCCCATCGACATCGTATCCGCCAGAATCTTGGGGTGGATATCGAACCGCCAGCTCAGAATGGCCGCGTCGAACGCATTGTTGTGCGCCAGCATCATGGAGTTGCCCCAGTTGAACTGCCCCAGCCACGCAGCTGTCTCCTCGTGCGTGCCACTGAACCACTGAGTGTCGCCGTTGTTGACCTTGACTGCGACCCCGATAACCTCGAACTGATCATCCCGGATGTAGGCTTCTGTGGATATCTTTGACAGGCTATACACTTTGTCGTAGTAGGTCTCGAAGTCCAGCGTTATCAGATCAATACTCATAGTCGTATCCATCCTCCTTGATGTCGCGTCGCTCTTCCAGCAGTCGTCGAGCGCTGGCGTTCTTGGTGACCTGCTCCCGGGTGTTCTTGGCCATCGGTGCCGGTGCCTTGCGCTTCTTTGTTGGTGCCTTGCCTCTGGCCCTGTTCACGACAATCTCCTTGGTTGAAAACCGATTACTGCACACAAGACACTCTCGCCGCCGATACTCTTCACGCCGCTCAAGCACATGCGTCTTCCCGCCACACGCACATTTCATTTCTTCTTGCCTTTCACCAACTGCACGGGTGATACGTCCTCAACCTCCTGCCGATACTTGCGGATGGTCTCTGCGATGTCGGTGTGGGCGGCGCTCGTTGGTACGAACTTGCAGCCGGGGTCAACGATGTATTTCTTGCGGCTGCGGAGATACGCAACAGCTTCGTTCAGTTTGTCTTGTCTCATAGCAATGCCTCCTCGATGTCATTTAGATTTACTGGTTTTCTTCTTGGCTTTGCGGGCCGCTGCTTTCTTCCGCTTGGCTGTCCAGAAGCCGCTGCGCTTGGTGTATTTACGCTTGGGCTTGCAGTAGGGCTCGAAGTGATCGTGTCTGAAGTAAGAGTTATCGGAGTCTGCGTCGGAAACGGCCAGCTGCTCGGCAGGGTTTGTGGGCTCGACTTTGTAGGGCGCATTGGTTTCCTCAATATCTTTTAATACTTCATGACTCTTGATCAGCATGTAGCAAACCCAAGCCGCAATCAATCCCGCGATAACCAAGAAAAAAATAATAGATGTAGTCATTTCGTTCTCTCCAGTTCAATCAACAAGTCAATAAAGTGCTTCGCCTTTTCCAAATCTTCGACACCATTCTTCTTACGCCACCGACTGATGTATTTGATCACACACCCCTCGATGTAAGGGATGTTGTTCTTGTGAATATACTCCACCGGCTGGATGGCCATGTCTTTGTAGTGGCCACCGCCTATTTGCACTTCTAACGCCATATGTACTCCTTCGGGGAAGTCACTTCAGTCTTGTGACCACACACATCGCACTTGGCATGTGACCACTTTGACTTCAACCAGCGATCCACCTTGCCGCCCAGCTTGCCAGCGCATGACACACAGACAGCTTCGTACTCCAGAGGTGGCTTCACCTCACGAGCTTCCTTCTCGAAATACGACTTCATGAACATCTTCATCCGTTCTTCTCCTTGAGTTTCGCCTCGATCTTCCGGAATAACTCCCGCGTATATCGTCCAACCCCATCGGGATCATTGCGCCCCACGATATCTTTTATCTCTTCATCCGTCAGCCCTACCCACTGCCGTTTAAACTTCTCGGCTTCATACTTCGTTCTCGGATCAAGACCACCGTCCGATACGATGTCGCTGTAGGTGTTGTCGGAATTTTTTCTCTCTTTGATGATGGATGCGAGTAAAGTCCGTTGCTCTTCCGCCATGATCTTAATCTGCTCGTTTTGCAGTGTGAAGGCCCGCACCATGAATTCAAGTTTAGTCATGGCAGTTTCATTTTCTCGATTGCGGTGGCTGCGGCGGCGGTTGCCGTTGCTAAATTTTTACAACCGAACTCAGTGAGTTTGATGCTCTTTACTTGAAGCACACTAACCGCCTCGGCCCTGACAGCCTCTCCGTATTCAGCGAAGGCGGCGAGGAAATCATCCCACATCATGTATTGACCGCCATCAACACGCCTGTCCTCATGGCAATACTTCTCCCACAGTTCATCAGCCTTTTTCATTTGCGCTCCTTGCGTAACGCCTTGATTTGGTCATCCCAACGCATCGCGGTTTTGCCTTTCCACTTTTCCAGTTTATCGGCAATGAAATTTTGATTACCTTTAAACAGTCTTGCGTTAAGCGCCATCGCTGCCGTTGCCTCCATATCAGCAGCGCGGGTAGTTGCTGCATCAAGGGCTTCATTGATTCCAGACTGTATAGCGTTATTTAGTTGTGCGACGATATGTGGGTTGTTCTCCACATACAACTTAACCCCTTGCAAAAACTGCCAGTCAGATTCTTTCATTTGCGCTCCTTGCTCGGTCAATGCCGTTTCGTATTTCAGCCGCCAATCTGTTATCCGAATCTACGTCAATGCAAACCGTTTCCTCGTCAGGAGTTCTCAAATAAACAGAAGCTGCCCCACGTTCGACGGTTATTTCGAGTTCAAAATTCTCAGGTAAATCTTTAGCTGCCATCCTGATAGCCGAACCAATCTCCGCATCATTCCGCAGTTCCGCGTTCTCGGCCTCCAGTGTCGCTACACGCCGTTCAAGCCAGTCAATTTGCAAGTAGGCGGGCGTTCCTTTAGTCGAACTCATTTGCGCTCCTTGCTCGGTCAATGATTTCGCGTATGGTGTTGTATCCGCCGTTGTCATCGTTTGGTAAGGTAAGCTGAAATTCAACGCTATCTATTCCGAAGTTTACGGTTGCCGAACTCTCCATAAAATCCAGCCGTTCCGCATCCTTCCGCAGTTCCGCGTTCTCGGCCTCCATCTCCCGCTGAATCAGGGCGGCGAGGAATCCGGCTTTAGTTGCATACATATCGTTGTGTAAATGCTTCTCCCACAGTTCGTCAGCTTTCACGATTTTTCCTTATTCAGATTGGCGAGGGTAATGCAGATTGGACATTCTGGCTCATGGTGATTACCGCCATGCTCCTGTGATACCGCTTTCACCAGTTCCGCTATCTCGTCGGCGTGGCTATGTAAATAGTTCGCAAGTTTATTTTGCTGCATGTGGTCTTTACTTGCATACTTAATCAGTCTTTCCAGCTCAGATATAAAGCTCATTTGTTCCTCGCGCTGTCGATGGCTGCGATCATCTTTGAAATTTGAGTTACAACATGGCGCATAGAGCTTGCGGAAATTGCGTCAAGCGTCATTCCGTTGGCGGTCAATACTTCATGCGCCTTTTTAAAATCAGGCTCAGGAAAAATATCAATCGGATACGCCTCGCACCATTGCTTGATGCGTTGCAAAACTTCGTCCTTATCTTCCGCATCCCTCCTGAACTCGTCGCGCTCGGACTCGGCTTGTTCAAACATAGCCTTATAGTGAATAGCGTTTTGTTTCTCTATCGCGTGTTTTCCTCGCGCCCGTTTGTAGGCGGATAGGAGAGTGTCGATGTAGTTAATAACAGCGAGTAAGGTGTCTGATTGAGCATCTCGCCGTATCGACGCGATTACTTCCGGCTCCACCACATCATCCCCAGCGTCCTTGATGGATTGCAGGGTGGCGAGGATGGATTTGTGCATGTAGCGGAATCTGTGTGGCATACGGGAATCGTTTACCAATTCCTCGGCCCATTTAATTTGATAGTCCAGCGTCACGTTAGGGGCGGTCATTTCATATCTCCTTTCGGCAGGGGTGGTAACGGCATCCAGTGGGTTACTTTTGATTTGTGCGGCAACACCCAATCTCGTCCGTCATGGCATGTTTTCTCAACAGGTCGATTCGGTTCGCTGACCAAAACAGACATACCAACCAAAGGCAATCCATCCTTCACCGAAATCCACCCGCCGCTGTCCAGCAGGGCGGTGATGCGGTCGCGTAGATTAGAGTAATACTCGCTTACAGTTCTATCTCGTATGCTGTCTGACAAAATACAAATTGCATCTTCAGCTTCAGCCAGCAGCGCCAGCGCGGTGTCTGTGGTCATTTATTAGACTCCCAATATGCGGCGTTACGTCCGCAGTTATTATCAAACTCCCTCGCAAGTTTGCAATATAGTCCACTGTCGCCGGTTACTGGATTTACATTCTTATCGTGAAGGCAAGCGGCAAACTCAGCAAAAACATAAAACGGTTTGCTGTGATATTTGCAGTCTTTACAAAGTTTCATTTCTTCCCCTCCTGCGCGGCTCGGAGCATGGCTAAACACTCCAAAATCTGATTTGGTGATATTCCAACCTTGTCACGAATGGCTAATTGCAATTCCCATGACGGCTCCCTCGGCACACTCACAGTATCCGTATTGACCTGATCGGCGGCGGGGGTTGGTGACTCCATCCACGTTGCGCTGCACTTTTGGCATTGATGCCGCCCATCGGGTAGAGTTATCGTGCTTATGCTGCTTTTATCGCGGTTGTGACCACATTCAGGGCAATACGAATCTTCCTCACGCAATACGCGCATCCCCTCGCGCACTCCTGATTGCGG